CAAACGTAAACTGATCCGCTAATTCATAATATACATGAGGTTCTGCATTTACAGACAGAAACACCTCATTTTTCTTTGCAATAACCAAGTGTGACATTTAACTGTCTCATTTGATTTTATTTAGCCTGCGTTATTATGTCTATCTGCTACTGCTTTATTACCAAAACCCATAGTAGCTCTTCTTCTAGCATTAGCAGCATGTGCTTGTTGTACTCTTTGATTAAAATCACTTAATGATGATTGTTGTCTTGCTGGTTGCTCTGGTCTTATATCACCTGCGGAAACTGCAGGTCTACCACCACCTTTTCCAGCTCTCATTCTAGAAGAAACATTAACTCCTCTAGGATCTTTAACAGATGATCTTTCATCACCAGTAGTAATAACACTATCAACTTTATTACCAAATTGCCTCTTACCAGTTAATGCTTCTTGATCTTTTGCTTTTTTTAATCCAGGATTCTGCTGATATAATCTCTCTTCTCTATCTGAAGCAGATCTAACAGTAGATCGTTGTTGTGAAGCACTTTGACCTCTTGTAGAATCTAATTCTCTTTGGATTTCGGTAGTTTCTCTTCCAATTTCTTGTCTTTTTTCTTGACCTTCCTTTCTTTTATCTGTTTTTATTTTTGTTAAACGTTCTTTATATGCTTCTGGGGATTCTTCTTTATCCTTTCTTGGTTTATCGAATTTTACTTTAGTAATTTCCTTTGCACCAGCATCTATCATTGCTTTTGTTTGATCACCACCAGCAGAATATGCTACTGATCCTCTTGTATCTTTTTGACTTTGACGATGTTGTTTTTTCTCATCAGTTGGATCTTGATAAACTAAATCAGTCCTTCCTTGTCCACCTGTATTTCCACCCCAATCAGATTTAGATGTTTGATGTTCTCCACCCTGTGCAGAAACAGACCATCCCTTACTTCCCATACTATTACCTTGACGGCTTTTTAGCATAGAAAGGATACCAGACTTACCTCTGTCTATTCTTTCTTCATAGGGTGCTTGATGATTTGATGTTTTTTGACCTTTATTTTCCTTTGAAGTTCCTGCAGGATTACCTGTAAAACCATCACCATATTCAAGATTATCAAAATGAAGTGGATGATCCTTATCAGTTTTTATCTTGTCTATTAAATTATCTAATTCTGCTTCTACAGTATCCCATTCTTTATTCTTAACTGCATCACGTACTTTCTTACCATCTTCATCATCAGAATCTGATGTCCTAAGTAAATAATTCCACAATAATTCATGAGCCTTTTCATCACTATATCCAGGATCTCCCCTACGTTCATAGATGTATTGTTGAATAAATTGTGCAGATGGTAATACGTATCCCATTTATATAAACACTTTTCTTCTATTTATTACATTCCTGCTTGGAATCGATTCCATTCAATAGCATTTTTAATTTGGAAAGTTCTATTAGATACGTTTTTAATTATCTCCTCAAGGAATTTTAAGGTAGCATCATAATATCTTATCTTGAGATCTAACTTGGTTAGTTTCTCATCTGCCTCTAGGTGCCTTTGTATTGCATCCTTTTCTCTAACTTTATATGGGAAAGGTTCTTCCTCATATGCAGCAGGATCTGCCTTACCTGTGTAGTAATTATATCTTTCTAGTTTAACTCTATTATATGAATCTCTTGCTTTTTCACGCAACAAAGTAATGGTATTATAAACTGTATAATACTTTGAGTGTAACTGGGGTATTTTTAACGACTCATCATGTAGGTTATCAGGATCAATGACAGCATCACGCTCCCACATCTCCTGAATTTTGTCAAGATTCATAATTTATTTCAAAGGATCACCGTTTGGATCTACCATATTATACACAGTATACTTGAAATTGACCTCTGCTGTAAAGTACTGTATATCCGACTCTGTTGCATCAAATTCTAATGAAGTTAAAGAAGTTGGAAAAAGATCTCTAAAATTAGCATTTGCAACCTTTCTATAATTACTATTTAAAATTGCAAGTGAACCATCACTCCACTGTTCATTTAGATCTCTCAGACCATCTGAATCTGTTGTTTGTTTCTTAAATTGATCTGGTGTTTCTGGAAACCCTATACCTGTTAACCAATTATGAATTGCCATATAATTCTCAAGATTCTCGTCAACCAAGAAACGTATTATAAGATCACCATAGGTAAGTTTCTCTCCAGGAACATCAATATCCTTTAGATATGATGGTTGGATTGCAGTACCAAGTGTTATCTCAGGTATTCTAGCAGAATTACAAAAGAATGCAGCCTTTGGATACTTTGCCAAAGTAAACTTGAATCCAACAGGTGCTAGAAAATTCCTGTTTTCTATCTGATTTATAAAAGGATCAGCCATTATTCTCCTCCACCACCATTGCCACCGCCGCCGTTGCCGCCGCCACCGTTACCATTGCCACCATTACCATTACCACTTCCGTTACCGTTATGGGACCCATTACCATTACCATTCTTCTTAGTATCATCATTATCGTGTTCTAGATAACCCCTATGCCCTATATGGTATCCTCTAGGAATTGTCTTGCATTTTTTATCAGTAAAACACCAGTACTTTCCATCAGGACAAGTTTTTGCTTCTGTTGCTTCCTTAATAAATCTAAAATAATCTTTTCTTGTTAGTGTGCTTCTATTCATTATGTTTATGAATTCGTTTGACGCATCAACCATTCCTTCTATATCTTCTAGAGATAATTTCTGAACAGGAAATATATTAGACCACCTATAACTTAAATCCATAGGAGTTTGATAGGCATTCGTTACTGCATATGGCCATATGGTTTTATCAAAACCACCAGTAACTAGGGGATTTGGAGATGCATTAGTATATCCACCATTACCAACACTGTTAGTAGGTGCTGCTTCTCTTATGAAATCCCCAAAGGTCTTCATAATAGATTGGTATCTTTAAGAATCAGTTCATACCATTCTTCACTCATACCCATAATAATGTTACCTGCCATATCAGCATTTTCAGCATAACCTTCACTTATGAGATACTTCTCAATATAAGTATGACGATCAACTGCCTCTTTGTATTGCTTTGGAGTTGGTTTCATTGTAACACTAGCTTTATCTTTAGGTATTTAGATAAATTCTCTGCGTGAAATTAATTCCTTCCATATGATCATACTCGTGCTGAAATATTCTTGCAATAAATCCAGTTAGTTTTAACTTATGAAATTCTTTACCTTCATCTTCATATTTGATAACAACATAATCAGGTCTTGAAATTTTCAGAAATTTATCTGGATAAGATAGACAACCTTCTTCCATTATAACTTTATTTTTAGATTCTTTAATAATCTTTGGATTAAAACAAGTAATAGTTTCTTGAGTATCCATATCAGAGACCATTACAAATGCTCTTTCTTGTATACCTATTTGATTCGCAGATAATCCCACACCATTATAATGAAACATATTTTCAGTTAATGTATAAGATAACTTTGATCGATCTAAATTATAACTACACTTTTTAATTTTTTGATGTAATAGTGGATCTTCTATTGATATTAATGTTTTTATCATTGTGCTTCCCAAGTAGCGGGATGATTTATACAATAACTATTAAACATTATTCTCATCTCATCGTAACTCATACCACAATTCTTTGCTGCTTGAGGAAGATTCCATTTAGCAGTAAACAATTTTTCCAAAGATTCCTGTGTTTCATTTCTCATGATACTTTACTTCCATATGTACCTGCTTCTGTCGAATCTGGATTATCTCTCAGATATTCAGTATATCTAAATCCATGCCCTTCTGGGTAAATATATTTTCCATTCTCATCAAAGTTGGGTAGTTTAGATCTTGATTCTGCTGATGGAAAATGAGGTTTCTCACCTCTTGCTCTCATCTCTCTACCTTTTCTTTTTCTTGCTTCATTACCAGACTCACCTGTAGGTTGAGGCCAAGAAGTACCAAGTATCTCCTTAATCATTTCTTTGGTGTAACCGTTAGGGTGACTCATTTTATATAATAAAACTAAAATATTTAGACAAAAAAAAGACCCTCCCGAAGGAGAGTCTTTGTAAAAATATAAGCAACTCGCTTACATAAGGTTGTTAACTTTAACACGTCTGTAGTATACGTTAGAGTTACGCTCAAGAACTCCAGGAGTTGTGAGTGTAGCACCTTTAGCAAATGGGTTTGCAACGATACCATAACGAGTCTTAAACCCGATTTTTGGTTGGAATGTATTCTCACCAACTGCACGAACCATCTGTAGAGGAACGTATGGGCAGTAGAATAGTCCAGCGTCGTAAGGAGATGAACCTTTATATCCAGCAACGTAGTACTGAGAAGCAGCACTGTTTGCAGAATATGGGTCGATGTAGACTCTAAACTTACCTGCAAGTACACCAGCGAAGGTATTACCTGTGTCATCAACGTTAAGATTAGCGTTAAGAGCAGGAGTGTAGTCAAGAACACCAGCCATTGTCAATGCAGAAGCAACGTCAGCAGAGCAAAGGATCATGTTACCCTTTCCACGACGAGTTCTTTGTGCGATTGCGTTGGCA